AGCTCTTGTTAGACATTGTAGACCCAATTTTATACCTCCTGTTCATACATCAGTTAGGTATCCTAAATTTAAAAAATTTTATCAATCCATTCAAAAAGAACTTAGGAAATTTGATTTTAAGAGCATGGCTCTTAGGGTTGATGCCATTTCCTTCGAATAATACCTTAAAGAGTATGTTGAATCAAGAAAACATACAGTTTACAAAAACGGATATGATTATTTTGATAAAACCGGGTTAATAAAGTCAACATTAGAAATGATACCAAAACTCGATGAAAAGTAATATAATAATAATTAAACAGCAAAACCGAGAAATATTTTTAATCCAAGTGATTCATTAAAAGCTGTCATGGGATATGTAATGAATCATGCAATAAGAGCACTTAAGAAAGATTCAATTATTTCTCGATCATTTATGTCAGGATAAAAACCTGAACATATAGAAAACTTATTAAATAAAACACATTTGAATAATCTATATAATACTAAAACCATGTTTTGGGATGGTGCAGCATGGGATGCACACTAATCAGCAATGATTATAGCATCTATTGATGTATACATTCTGAATGAAATGTTACCTGTATTATGTGATAGACTAGGATTTTGTGGTATTAAAAAATAAGTCATTATAAAGAATGCAACAGATTTATATACCAAGATATTCTCAAGAAGATCTAATAAGAAAATAATGAAGTTGTTATTATAAGGTGGTATCTTCGGAACTGTATTTTCTGGACATCCAACAAGAACAACATTTGGAAATACAATGAGAAATATCATCATTAATCTTGTTCTCCTTAGACATACTTCCATAAACGTAGATAACTACTATCTACCTACGCATATGTATGATCAACTTTGTGAATTCAACATGTTTATATAAGGAGATGATAGTGCACTTACATTTAAGTAAGCACATTAATAATAAGAATACTAATTAATACTACAAGCCTATTTCGGTGATGCTACAAAAACTTATGATACCTAATAAGTATCTATAACTGGTATGGGAATAAAAGAAATAACAGTAGGAGATAATGTTTTTGAATTTATATCTAAGCATTATTATATAGCACCACAATCAAAGGGAATAAAGAACAAGGTGAAGCGTGAAAACCTAGGAGCATACTTGATGAACTCTAATACTAAACCTGAAGAAGCTATTTCTTCACTTAGAGGAGAATTTGAAAAATGGAAAAGCATAGCTGCATTATCATAACTTGCAGAAGATAGATTAAATGAAATTGGACACGGAAAAGAAACTCTACAAAAATACAAAGTAGCAACCACAGATACAGAATTTCCTTACGTCGATAAATTCATATTATCTCATTGAAGCTGATTGAAATTAATTCCATTCTTTTAAAACAACATCAAGTTGATAGTCTTTTTAAAACTATCCGTAGGAGGGTGTACGCAACATCTTAGTTTCGTCCTTTGATTAAGAAAGGGCTATTGTAGTCGTCCTTAGCGCAGTGCAGGCTAATCGACATCAACCAAGTTCCGGGGAATAATAGGAACTACTGCATAGGAACTTTGCTTCCGACTGAAGAGATACTTGACTCTGAACTACTAGAGTGCCCC